GAGTTCTCTGGGGTCTCACAGTCCCAAGCGATCAACCTATCAAGCTACACGCTGAAACTGAGCAACGTATCGAATGATATAGCAGTAGGTTACACACAGACTAACTACCGAGGTCATGAGGCTATTATTTACCTAGCTATCATCGTCGATGGGGCTGTCGTAGGAACCCCTACAGTAATTTACAAGGGAACTCTAGACACATTCGGAGTTAAGGAAACAAAAACAGCATCCGCACTGACACTTAAGCTGACATCTCACTGGGCCAATTACAACCAGAAAGGCGGACGCTATACAAGTGATTCCGTACAGCAAGGTCTATACACAGGCGACAACATATTTAAGTTTGCCCACGAAGAGAGTTCAGATTCTCTAGGATGGGGCAAAGCAACCTAGGAGTAATTTATGGCTATATCAGCATTAGCATGGGCAGTCATTGCCGTAGTGGCCTCTACTGCCATATCAGTAGCAATGGCTATTAAACAAAAGCAAGAAATGGAGGACGCGCAGTCCGGCCTGCTGATCCAGAAACAAGGCGGAACGCATCCTATACCAATAGTGTATGGTAAGCGTAGGATAGCACCGACAAAAGTATGGGAAGACATTTCGACTCTAAGACTCCCCGTCTCTAGTCCCGCAACTAGTGCCGATTCTCACTTCGTACATCAAGAGGAGGCGACTTATAAGTCATCGCACAGTAATAAAAACTTCCTACATAGAATAGATGTTTATTGCCAAGGTCCAATATCGCTTATTAGTAACATAGAAGTCGATGACGACCCCGTAAACACTCATAAGCGGTTCACCCAGACAGCTAAAAATCGACCTATCTTCAGAGCCTTAAACAAGCACGGGTCTGAAAGTCAGACAATGTTTAGTGAACTGTCGACAGGGTTCGGGGGAATAACGCAATCAATGAAGGGTAACGGTGTGGCGTGGGCTTGGAATAGCTTTCTATACGCTAAGGATGACCCACAGTATTATGGTAACCCACAGGTGACCGCCTTAGTAACGGGACTACTTGTATGGGACCCTCGGGTTAACCCTAACGACCCAAGTATAAAAGCATGGTCAGATAACCCCTCCCTAATCCTGTTGGACTACCTCACGGCGGCCTACGGTAAGGGCTTGGCTGTATTGGACCTCGATATACCTAGCTTTATAAGTGCGGCTAACGAGTGCGATGTGGTTGTTGCACTATAACGAGTGCGATGTGGTTGTTGCACTACCTAACCAAACTGTTTTTGGAAGTGTACAGATAGTCTATAACAGAGAAACTGGCGAGTATGATGTCGTAAGTGTGGGCGAGACTAACCCTAACGGGAATACAGTAACTAGTCAGAAGCGGTTCACATGCAACATCGCGCTACAACCTGATGTTGATAGTAAGGATAATGTCGCGGAGATCTTAAAGACCTTTAAAGGGTCTCTACCCTATATTAATGGTCAGTATGTTCTTAGTATGGAATTAGCAGACACCGCTGTCATGGCCTTCGATGATACCAATATACTAGATGGAGTGTCTCTAAGCTACGGTGATAGGTCTAAGCGTTTGAATCAAGTTACTGTTAAGTTTCCAAACGCCATCAAAGGATACAAGGAAGACGCAGTTACGTGGCCTGTCTCAACCAATGCTTTATACACAACACTACTAGCTGAGGACTCTGGTGAGAAGCTCACTACTGAAGCAAAGTTATCAGGTGTAACTAACTACTCACAGGCTGAAGATCTAGCCGAGTTTATGGTTAGGGACAGCCGTAACCAACAGGTCGTAACATTTAAGACTCAGCCTCTTGCTATGCAACTAGAGCCTAACGACATTATTACAGTCACGACCGATGCCCTTGATTATACCGACAAACCTTACAGGGTCCGAGAGGTTAAACTGGGCAGTGATTTAACTGTATCAATCGTCGCGCAGGAGTACGACCCTACGGTCTACCCTTGGTATGATGGTGAGCCTGAGCCAGCTCCAGAGTTTATTGGTAGCTCTATATTTGATACACCTAGTGCTGTCACAGGCCTGTCACTTACCGCAGGAACGATCCAGAACACAGACGGTACGTCTTCGTCAAGTATTGGTGTAGCGTGGTCAGAGATTGAATCTGATACAGGTGAGGTCGATATTATATACGTAGGACATAAGCTGACTAGTGCCGCCAACTACAACTGGGCTACTGTAAAGTCCGGAGATGAGTCTGATAGTATAACTACATACACTATAGCAGGTGTGGCTGATGGTCAGACCTACGACGTATTAATACGCTACAGGAACATGGTCGGTAGGTACTCCCCTGACACAAGTTCCAGTATAGCTATTGGTGCTGTGTCTACAGTAGTCAACACTCTTAGCGCAGATGCGGCACAGTCGGCATTAGATCTAGAGGAGCTGATACTAGAAGCTGAGACTCAGGAAGACACAATTAACGAGATATCTGAGACTTTACTTGATCTTGCGCTGACGGCAGGTGCAACCCTAGGTAAGATTAACGATGCCGGTATAGTTGTTAACCCTGACGATGGGACGGTAGTTATCTCAGCGGTTGAGAGTTTACGTGACGAGACCTCGGTAACTTCTACAAATCTAGGTATTAGATTAGATGCGGCTGAGGGCGAGATAGTTCTAAAGGCCTCCCAGTCATTCGTTAATGACGCAATCGCGGCGGCAACCCTTCCCGAGGCTACGCTCGACAGTCTTACAGATCTACAGCTACAGGTTAATAATGTCGAGATAGATCTAAACGCGGCTGAGGGTTCACTGCTTCTTAAAGCAGACACAACCACGGTTGATGGTCTTCAGGTCAGCTATGACCAGACTGTTATTGATGTTGATGCATTGGAGAACGCTATAACTCTTAAGACTGACAGTACGGACTTTGATGCGATATCGACAAGAGTTAATACTGCTGAAGTTGTACTAGAGTCTCTAGACGCTCCTAGTATCGCACTTACTGTTCGTAGTGTACGTGGAATCCACGAAGAGCTTGATCTTGCTGATGAGGCTAGACTGGCTGACCTACTACTGGCCTATAATGACCGCGAAGCTATAACTACAGATATAGCAGTAGCGACTATCGAGCTTCATGCTGAAGTTAATGATAGACGCGAGGCTGTAGCGTCTGCGCGTACTGAGTTGGGTTCTCTAATTGATAACAACCTAGCTACCATTGTAAGTGAGCAAGTGACCCGAGCCTCTGAAACCTCAGCCCTAGCTAGTGATATTACAACACTAACTGCTACTGTAGGTGAAGATCGTGCGTCCGTTAATAGCTATCAGGATGCAACGGTCGATGCTCTAGATTTGTTAAATGCTAAGCAGGGTGTAGCCTTAGACGTTAACGGTTATATAACCGGATACGAGCAGTTTAATGACGGTACCACTTCTGGATTTACAATAAGTTCTGACAGTTTCAAGGTTATAGATCCCGACGGTGGTGCGAATCAATCAGGGGTACAGGTGTTCTCTATAGAGAATAACATTGTAAGTCTGGGAGAGGGTGTTGAGTTAACCGCTGATCGTATAACCGCTGGCGTATTAGATGCTGATCGTATTACTTTAAACGGTCGAGACATTACGGAGCTGACTAATAACGCTAACTATCAGTCTGATACAGACGTAGCAGACACTATTAACAGCATTGACTTCAACACCTACGCTATAACAACCTACCTCCACATAGCTTATGCTGATGATGTCAATGGTGGAGGGTTTAGTCAATCTCCTACAGGTAAGTCGTTTATAGGAACGTATAGTGACACTGTTTCTACGGATTCGAACACCGCCTCAGATTATACGTGGTCACAGTATGTTGGAGAGGATGGCATTGGTATAGACGGAGATAATGCTTATTTACACATAGCTTATGCTGACACTATAAACGGTGGTGGATTTAGTCAAAGCCCTACAAATAAGAACTTTATTGGTACTTATACTGATTCTACCTTAGCAGACTCCAACACAGCTTCCGACTATACGTGGACCTTATACGTGGGAGCCGATGGTGAAGATGGCATTGGTATAGACGGAGATAATGCTTATTTACACATAGCTTATGCTGACACTATAAACGGTGGTGGATTTAGTCAAAGCCCTACAAATAAGAACTTTATTGGTACTTATACTGATTCTACCTTAGCAGACTCCAACACAGCTTCCGACTATACGTGGACATTATATGTTGGCACTGATGGTGTCGCTGGTGATAGTGCTTATTTACACATAGCTTATGCTGATAATATTAACGGTGGTGGATTTAGTCAAAGCCCTACAAATAAGAACTTTATTGGTACTTATACCGATTCTAATGCTACCGCCTCCAACACAGCTTCCGACTATACGTGGACGTTATATGTTGGAGAGGACGGCATTGGTATAGACGGTGTTGATGCTTATTTACACATAGCTTATGCTGATAATATTAACGGTGGTGGATTTAGTCAAAGCCCTACAAATAAGAACTTTATTGGTACTTATACTGATTCTACCGTAGCAGACTCCAACACAGCTTCCGACTATACGTGGACCTTATATGTTGGAGCCGATGGAACTGACGGTGATGACGGTGATGACGGTGATGACGGTGATGACGGTGCTGACGCAGGACGGACTGCTAAAGGTATTATTTATTGGCAGACTGAGCAGGCAGGATCACCTAGTCAGGCCGCTATATCTGCTTATAACTTCTCTACAGGTGTACCCACGATCTCCACGATTGGCTGGGGCTTAGATCCTCTAACTATAGACGAAGGTGGTGGCACCTATTGGGCGGCAGGCTATCAAGCTATTGAGGATGTCCTTAATGGTTCTGTGACTATAACAGTAACAGCGGCCTACAAGACTCACCAGATGGACGGTCTTGTAACCTTTACTAACCTAGCTACAGATTTAGCGTCTACAGGTGGTAACATTACTACTATAAACGGAGGTAATATCACCACGGGCGTTATAAACGCCGACCTAATAACCGCTGGAACAATACGCGCGGAACGTCTAAGCCTTGACGGTAACTTTCTAACCGTTGATTCTAATGGTGTGTTACAGATAGCGCAGGGCTTCGTAGACTCTACAGTAGCACAGCCCACTGAGGTGGATGATGCTACAGGAAACACCGACCCTTCCGTTACGTTAACACGTATAGCTGGTGGTAAGGTGTCTGTAGGAGTTGACTGGTCACTTAGTCGTAAGGCCGGTGCTCCTCATAATGTATCTAGTCCGTTCCCAGTAACCGTTAGTCTTAAACGTGATGGTACCACTATTAAAACATGGACAGTGACGGAAGGTCTGGGCGCATACTGGCAAGACGGTAACGTAGGTGCCGGAGAGCCTTTCTTAGCCTTCGGTAATCTTAATGCAACCTACTTGGACAACTCTGGTACCACAGGTACAGCAACCTACTCTGTGTCTGTAACAACCTTATCCACGAGTAACTTCAATCTAGCAACGCAACTAACGGCGCAGGCCATCGTCTAACCAAAGGGGCTTCGGCCCCTCAAGTAAATTAGGTGATATATGTTATATATAGATCAAGCAGTAGACATGCTCAAGATTCACGAGGGGTACGAACAGTATCCCTATAAGTGTTCGCTGGGCGTAGTAACAGTAGGCTACGGAAGGAACCTAGAGTCCCGAGGACTCTCGGAACCTGAAGCGGCCTACCTATTAATGTGCGACGTGAAACTAGCCGAAGGTGAACTATTAGACCAATACGACTACTACTGGAGTCTCTCCGGTGAGCGTAAGGCCGTCTTAATAGACATGATGGTAAACCTTGGATCTACACGACTGCGCATGTTTAAGAAAATGCACCTAGCACTAGCTATCGGAGACTACAGCCTAGCGGCTGTGGAGATGTTAGATAGTAAGTGGGCGCGACAAGTTGGGCAACGGTCAAAGACCCTAGCTCAAATCATGATAACCAATAAGATCTAGGAGGTCTCTATGTGGTCATTAGCGTTTGATGCCGTAAGGACCCTAGGGTCTAAATGGCTCAGTAACAAAGCAGAAAAGGAATCTGCTAAGCATGAAAAGGAAGTACAGATTCTTCGCGGAGAGCGAGAAGCTGATATAAAGTCTGCTGAAGGAATGAGCACTTCGCTCAAAGATGAGTACTTAACGATAGTACTTACTGCCCCATTGATCGTCATATTTTATGCGTCTGTATGGGGTGACTCAGCTATGGTAACCCAAGTCCACGAAGCCTTCACAGCCATGTCCGCTCTACCTGAGTGGTACCAATGGTGCTTTATGGGTTGCGTAGCGGCTACCTTTGGACTTAGAAGCATTAAGACCTTCGGTAAGTAGACTGAACGGTGATGCAGACACCTTAAATCTGCTCACACCCAACACAAATAACAAGGGGGTGGAACTATGGGACAAGACTTAGGATATATGTATGCCCAGCTAGTAGAAAAGATAGAGTATCAGAACAGGGAAGCGGCAAAGCACGATACGGAACTTAAGAAGGGCGTGTTTAAATTACAAGCAGACATAGAGAGAGGGCTTAACAGTAACCGGCATGAGCTACATACGCTTGTTAAACTGACTAAGGCCATAATCATTATGCAAGTAGCGAACTTCGGAGTTACTAGTGACACGATCCCCATGTTACTCAAACTTATCTTATAAAGTAGTACCTTTAGACCTCACCTTGACCGGTGGGGTCTTTTTTTTGCTACACTATAAAACTCTATGGAATAGTGGATTAGACAACAGTAAATCTATAACTTATAGTTAAGAAACTATAAAAACGATAACTAGGGGGATACTATGAACAAGCAGGGCGCAAGAACAGAGGAGAACATGGCACTTCGCAAGGATGGCGGATTGTTCATCAAGGCACTACGGACACAAGCAGGACTCACACAACGGGAGGTTGCTGTAGCTTTAAATATGAACTACTACACTATGGTGGCACAGATGGAGGCCGGTACGGCACGCATACCACCTGACACCTATGCGGCCTACGCTAAGGTTCTAGGTGTTGACCCTAAGTTGTTCACTAGAAAACTTATGCAATATTATGACCCACACACCTATAGGTCATTATGGGGTAATGAGAAAGTATCTATAACGGATCTACTCGGACTTTGAGGGTCTATAAGCGTAGTGGATCTAAAGTCTATCAGATCGAGATAGCCACGCCTGAAGGTAAGAAGAGATTCTCTAGTAAGACTGAACTAAAACGGGAAGCTGTCGCAATCGCCACCTACCACCAGCAGTCTGTTAACGAGTCTATCAGCTATGGTCGTGCGCGTACTGTCAGTATGGAGGAGGCCGCTGAGGCCTACCTAGACGACATGAGGCTTAATACGTCATCAACCTATAAGACTGCACTCTTTAACGTGCGGCACCTCTTAGACGGCACTATATGGACTCCTGAGACACGATGGGAGTCCGTGACCAGCTTAGAGATCCTTAAGTTCCAAAAGATCAAGGCTAAGGTCCTGAGTAACAACTCCGTAAACCACCTAACCACCGCCCTGACTACTATGTTGAAGCGGTCGGATGTCTGGGAGGTCTCTCCGCCGACGTTCAAAGTTAAGAAGCTCAAAGTCACCCCAAAGTTCCGTTATTTAAGAGAAGGTGAAGAGGATAAACTAATAGGCGTAATGAAAGAGCAGGACCTCAAAGACCTTACGATCTTCCTGATCGACACGGGGATGCGTATCTGTGAGGCCGTGGGGACTATGTGGACAGATAGGACCTACGAGAACGGCGTAGGATGCTTTGTGACGTACAGGGGGAAGACGGGAGTACGTTCGTTACTTCCGATCACGGAACGCCTTAGATCAATACTGGAGAGGCGTGAGGAGGGTAGTATATCTCTCTATGTATTTCCTCATAAAACAAAAATAGGCCACCATAGAACCACAGCGTCTAAGGGTATATTACAGGCCGCTAAGAGAGCCGGTTTAAACGCCCCTGAGATCGTTTCTAAGCTCGGTAAATTTACGGCACATAGTTGTAGGGATACCTACGCTACGAGGCTTGTGAAGGCCGGTATGACCCTTTACGAGGTACAGATAATGCTTGGCCATGTCTCCCCTATAATGACTCAAAAATACGCACATCTAAGCACTGGAGATATAGGGTCTAAAGTTCTCAGGGCGTTATCCTAATAAACTTTCATATAAGCATAATTAGTAGTTGACACTTCTCTCTTTCTAAGCGAGTATGCATAGGTAATGCAGTAACCCACTAACTATGTAGTACTTAAGTATTACAGGAACTTTGAGGATTCTATGGACGAACATATGGAGCGGTACTACTGGGATGCGGTCTCTGAAACGGGACGGCTATTAACTAATCAGATGATCTGGTTCTGCGGATTGGGAGGATGGTTAAATGTTAATTAATTTAGGATACTACGCAGGAGTGAAGAAGGGAGTAGAAAACATTACCCTTTATCAGCTACTACAGTACGAGGATGAGACCCAAACCGGACAGATGGATCTGATACCATGTCCGGTGCTTCTATTTCCCGACGTTCAGAGTAACCATGACCAAGACTTAGACTATCACAGACAGATGTCTTCCTATTGGAAATTTTAGGAAACAGACACAAACCGGACACAATCCGCAACTTCCTATCTATAAAAACACTAACGGGGCCGCTACAGGCCCCGTCATTGTTACGTTTATGGCTCCGAAGGTTGGGTTCGAACCAACGACCAATTGATTAACAGTAATACAATCTCCTATCATATAGGCCTACAGGCCACGTAGTACGGTAACTTAGTTAGTTACTGTATGCACTTCCTATCTATAGAAAAACTAACGGGGCCGCTACAGGCCCCGTCATTGCTACGTTTATGGCTCCGAAGGTTGGGTTCGAACCAACGACCAATTGATTAACAGTAATACAATCTCCTATCATATAGGCCTACAGGCCACGTAGTACGGTAACTTAGTTAGTTACTGTATGCTTCTCTGCGCATCTTCTAGCGTATAAAAAGACACAAAAAAGACACAACAAATAACGAGTAGATAGCTATTTAGTAGTGAATTATTTTTATTTACAACTAATTTACATTTAGGCGTTGACACAAGTCCAGTAACTTTCTAATATGCGAACCATTGACAGACAGTAACTCCCTAACAGCGACTAACACTACCTATAAGGATTCACAGATATGAACTTAATAACTACAGACATGATCATCAAGGAAATTATGTGGGAGAATTCAGCAATAGACGACGGTATTCGGAAATACAATTTAGACAAGTCTAAGAAGACAATGGAATCCCAAACAGGTGGTATGAAGTTATTGAAGATGGCTATACCTCAGCTAATAGAGGGTATCGACGAAGCATGGGAAGAAGCTAGGGAAACCCTGTTTAATGACAAGAAGGGTGGGGGGCGTGACAACTGGGTGTACATGCTGGGTACTGTTTCAAGTGAGCAGGCCGCATTTATAACACTCAACAAATGCATTCAGGCGTGTGGTAATCAGGACGTTAAAAGAGAAGGTCTGGTCCGTCCTTTGACAAAAGAAATAGGCAAGCAATTAAACCAACAGGTTATGTTTGAGCAGTGGAAGCGGAACGAAGCTGACCTATTAAAAGAACACAACCTTAATTGTGAAGAAGGCGAAGAGAAGAAAATTAGCCGTGCACAATACGAGATCAAGCAGGCTAAGGGTGTTATCTCTAAATGGGCACTTATGCGCTTAAAGAAGAAGTATCAGACTTACACGAGTAATGATTGGGGTGATGACTGCTACAACATCGGTGCTAAGCTATTAGATGTTTGTGTGAAATCGTGCCCTGAGTTCTTCGACTACATAGAGTTAGCGACCCGTAATAAGAAGGAACGTAGATTCACTATGACTGACGAAGCATGGAACACTTATGTAGTAGCTGAAGAGACTGCGGAGCTTCAGCGTCCGTTCTTATTGCCTACGCTTATACAGCCTCGTGAGTGGAAGTATGTAGACGGTAAGGTAGAGGGTGGTTACTACCACATAAGTAAGGGTCTGTTCTCAGATGACAGACTTACGGCACACACGTCTGCGGATAAGTCAGCGGCTTCAGAGCGTTTCTTAAATGCAGTTAACAAGGTGCAAAATACTGCGTGGCAGATAAACCCCTACATACTATCTAAGATCGGACAGTTAACAGCTAAGCAGTTAATCATTGGAGGCGTAACAGCCGGCCACGAAGATACGACACCATACATGGATCAGGCGGAGTATGAAGCTATGACTAAGGAGCAGGTGTTAGAGTACCATAAGAACCGCACTGAGATAGTTAAGGGTATAGCAAGCTATAGGGGAAAGCATGGCTCATTCTCGCGTAAAATTGCAATAGCCAATAAGCTGAAGAATATTCCAGAGTTCTATTTTCCCCATTTTTCAGATTTTCGTGGACGCCTATATCCCTTACCATCAGACTTAACACCACAGGGCGATCAGGTAGCTAAGGGACTTCTACAGTTTGCTGAAGGCCATAAGCTCGGGTCTTCTGGTCTTAAGTGGCTAATGATTCACGCGGCTAACTGCTATGGGCTAGACAAGGAGACTCTAGCAGACCGTGAGAAGTGGGCTGTCGATAACATTGATATGCTACGCTCAGTGTCTAGTGACCCTATAACTGACACTCGCTGGGCTATTATGAAGGACGATGGATCTGTAGATAACGAAGCACTACCATTCTTAGCGGCGGCGCATGAAATCGTATCGGCTGTAGATTCTGGTAACCCTGCTGAGTTTGTTAGCCATATCCCTGTAGCTATGGACGGAACCTGTAACGGTATGCAGATACTATCTATGCTCGGTAAGGACCAGATAGGCGCGGAAGCTACTAACTGTACTGCTAAAGCAGAACGTCAGGACCTATACCTAACAGTAGCGGCGGCTGTTCGTAAGTGCGTAGCCAGAGACGCGACTGATAACGAAGCGGCTAGTGAGTGGGCTGATCGTATCAGTGATATGTCTAAGGCCCGTAAGGTCGTTAAGAGAGCCGTTATGACTGTACCTTACGGCGTTACTGCTGGCGGTATTGCTACTCAATTAGAAGACGATGGATTCTGTAAGGGAATGGTAGATTCTAAGAAAGGTGCCCAGTACATGACTAAGGCTATCCTAGAAGCTATGGAGACTGTAAACGGTAAGGCAGTAGAGATTATGCAGTACTTTCAGTCTGTAGCTGAGATACTCGGAGAAAGCGGATCAGGTCTAAGCTGGTACACGCCGATGGGTCTTAAGGTAACCCAGCAGTACAACCAGTTCAAAGAACGCCGGATTATGACTGTACTAGGTGAGATCACGTTGTCCGTTGAAGATGCTGAGATGGGCCTGAGAGTCTCTAAGCAGACTAA